GCCGAAACGGTGCCCCGGGTGATGCGTGGAACTCAGCATGGAAAAAAGTGTGATTGAGACGGGGGACTGTTGGCAACCCACGCAAATACCAAGTTCTCCCCGGACCTGCGTGAGCGATTCTTGACTTTGCTTGAGCGCGGCGACTCGATCGAGGACGCGTGCGCTGACATCGGGATCTCACGCGCGACGATCACGAAGTGGGCAGCGCGCGGGCGTAAGTCTGATGCTGCTACCGACGACGGCTCGGCCGAGTTCGCATTTCGCTTTGACGAGATCCGCGAAGGACTCGGCGAGTCGAGCCTTAGCCGAGACGACGTCCTCAAGCTGCTCGAGAAGGCTGCTCGCAACGGGTCGGTTCAGGCGCAGAAGATCTTGCTCGAGCGACTGGAGAAGAAGGATGCCGACAAGGACGGGCAAGGCACCGACGGCCAAGCCGAGGAGGAAGACCCGTTCGCAAAGCTTCCGGGTGACGAGCTCGCCCAACGCCGCGGCGGCCGTCGCACGGCTTAAGCCGTTCACGACCGACCATTTCCAGTATTGGGCGTCGCTGACGACGCTCGACAACGGATCGCAGTGGGAGCTCGAGGGCTTCCAGGTGGAAGTGATCGCCGATGTCTTCGCAGGCTTCCGCGAGGTCCTAGCCGTTCTGCCGACCGGCTCGTACAAGACGACGACGTTCGGCGGCTTTGCGCTCTACCACTGCCAGTTCACGCCGGAAGCCTCGGTTCCGATCGGGGCGTCCGCAAAGGACCAGGCCGCGATCCTTTACAAGCAGGCCGCTGGCTTCGTGCGCCGCTCTAAGCACCTGGCGCTGCGATTCAAGGTACAGGACGGTTACCGCCGGATCATCGGGCTTGGGCCGTTCGCCGGACGGGAAATCCGTGTCTTTTCCGCGAGCGATCAGACCGGCGACGGGATCATCCCGTCGCTCGCGCTGATCGACGAGCTCCATCGCCACAAGGGCCACGACCTCTATGGCACCTGGCGCGACAAGCTCACCAAGCGCGACGGGCAGATGGTCACGCTCTCCACGGCTGGTGACGACGACAACAACCCGCTCGAGCAACTGCGCGAGGCCGCGCACAAGATGCCCGACGTAGTCACAGTTGAGGGGCGGCACACCGTCGCGCGCTCGAAGGGTCGCGAGTTCTGCATGCACGAGTGGGCGCTGCGTCCAGGCGACGACGTCGACGATCTGAAACTCGTGAAGCTCGCCAATCCCGCCTCGCAGGTCACGCTCGAGGAGCTGCGGATGCGCCGCGATAGCCCGAGCACGCGGCCCTGGCAGTGGAGTCGCTTTACCTGCAACCTGCGTGCGAAGGGCGAGGACTCCGCGATCACCCCGGAGGACTTCGATGCCCGCCGCGACGACGGCTTGGTGCTCGGCAGCGAGATCCCGACCTATCTCGGCCTCGACATCGGCTGGAAGATCGACCACGCCGGGCTCACGCCGGTCGGATGGGAGTCGCCAAAGCGACGCCTCATCGCTGGTGCCGTCACGATCGCCCCGCCGGTCGACGAGTCACAGATCGTCGTTGCGCTGCTGCGTTTCCATGAGCTACTAAACATCGTCGGCGTCGCCTATGACCCGAACGCCGGTGCCGCGCAAATGGTGCAGCAGCTGGAGAAGGGGAAGCACGAGTTGCAGACCAACGACGATGCTCGACTCGAGGCCGGGCTGGAACGACTCGAGCTGGCCAAGACCTCGCCGCTACGTTTCATCGAGTACCCGCAGGACAACGCGCCGATGTCTCTAGCGTCGGTGCGCTTCGACGAGGCGTTCCGCTACGGCTGGATTCGCCACGACGGTTCCCGGAAGTGCTCAACCCCCGGCTGTCGCTGTGGAGGCTTCCGCGGCCACGTGATAAACGCGGTCACCAAGACGCTCGGAGGCGAGAAGTGGAAGTACGACCGCCCGAGCGACGCCAAGGGTGGCAAGCGCGCGAAGTATCCGATCGACGGACTCACCGGCGGCCTTATGGCTCACTCAGTCGCAGTAGCCGAGCTCGGCGAGGTCTCCTCGCTAAACGTCGCGGACTACCGAATTACCCGCATCTGAAAGGGGGCTCTCTGTGAGCACCGTCCAGTTGGTCATCGTCTGCATCACGCTCGTTCTGATCGTCGCGGTGGTCGCAAGTTCCCGCAACCCAACCGGCCAAGGAGCGTCTACGCTCGTCGAGCAAGGCCAGCAAGTCGCGTTGCACTTGGGCGACGGACAGAGCGTGCGAGGCAAGGTCGTCAATGTCGAGGGCGGTGTAATCACCCTCAAGCAGGCGTCGCTTCTGGACGCTGGCACCGAGACGCCACTCGGCGGAACCGCCCGCATCACGCAGGGCGGCGTGACGCTCGCGCAGGAGTTCTAGCTTGCCGATCGGGACGATCATCAACGAAGAAGGCGCACCGGTCGAAGTCGCGCCCGAGCGGGGCAACCTACGCCACAGCAGCGTGCCGGGTTACATATCGAGCATCCGCCGTGGACTGTCGCTCGTCGACCGCCACCTCAGCTTCGCCCAGCTGTACGCGAGCCAGCCGCTGGTCGGGGTCGTTGCCGGGTGGTTCATGCGCCAGCATCGGCGCGTGCCGCTGAAGGTCTACCGGCGTGAACCCGACGAGGGCCACCAGGAGCTACGGCCGGGCGAGCACCCGCTGGCCACGGCTATTCACAGCCCGTGGGAGCGCGGTTCACAGATCGACTTCGTCGCGAGCTTGCTCGGGAGCTTCCTAGTTCACGGCAACGGCATCAACGAGATCGATAGCGGGGCACGCGAAACGCTGCGCTTTATCCAGGCCGATTGGCGCTTTGCGGCACCGATCATGCCGTGGCGGGACACGATCGCCGGCTGGGATCTCGACGTCGACAACCCGGAACTGAAACGCATGCGCGGTGCCGACGCGGTGCTGCACGTGCGCGACTGGTCGCCGCTCGGGCCCTTCGGCGTCAGCCCACTGCAGCAGCTCGGCGTCACGATCTCGATCGAGGACGCCGCTCAGCGCCACCAGCGCGCGATGCTTGCCAACGGCGTCCGCACGGCCGCGGCTGTCCAGGCGACCGATGACAAATTCTTCGGCCTGCAGCCGGAGGAGCGCAAAGAGCTAATGGACGGCCTGCGCGAAGACGTGGAGGACACGCAGAGCGGCCCAGAGAACGCTGGGCGCCCATGGGTCCTCCCGCCCGGCCTGGAGATCAAGACGGTTGGTCAGACCGCGCAGGAGGCGGCACTGATCGAACAGCGAGTCGTCACCCGGACTGAGGCGCTCGGGATCTACGGCCTCCTCCCCGCCACGGCCGGAGTCATTGAGCGCGGCGTCACGGCCTTGCTGCGCGAAGACGACGTCTTCGTGGCATTCGACTTCTCCGAGTTGCTCCGCGGGGATCGACTGAAGGAGATCGACGCCATCCGCGGGGCCATAGCGACCGCTGTCAAGACGCCGAACGAGGGGCGCACTGACCTCGGCCTCCCCCGCAGCAATCAAAAGGGGATGGACGACCACTATCTGCCGAGAAACAACCTGTGGCCGCTGTCGGTGCCATACCCCGACAAAGGGATGGGCGCATCCGCAGCTGGGGAAAACGATGCCGGTGGTTCCTCTGCCGACGATCTCGCACGACAAGGAGAGCCCGCTCATGTCTGAGAATAAAGCCGACCACGACATCCCGCCGTTGCTGCCGCTCGGGCGCTCCACCTGGGCGATCGAAGAGGCCGCACTGCCTCGACTGATCGAGGCACACCGGGCGCCTCGCGGAGACCTGCTGACGATCGCCAGCGCAGTGCAGGCTGTCTCCGGCCCCCAGGCTGGACCGCGTCGTCTCGCCGCGTCCTCGACCGCTCAGCGCGCCGCCGGCGCTGTGGAGGTCATCCCGCTCTGCGGCGTAATCACCCCGCGCGCCTCTTTCCTGTCGATGCTCTTCGGTGGCGGTGGTGGGCTGCTCTCGTTTCGTGATGCCTTCCGCGAGGCGCTCGCGGCACCGGACGTGGGCGCGATCGTCCTCAACGTCGACAGCCCGGGCGGGCTCGTCTCGCTCGTCCCGGAGACGGCAGCGGAAATCCGTGAAGCGCGTGGCTCGAAGCCGATCATCGCCGTCTGCAACTCGATGGCAGCCTCCGCCGCCTACTGGATCGCATCGCAATGCGATGAGGTCGTGTGCACGCCGTCGGGTCAGGCCGGCTCGGTGGGTGTCTACATGGTTCATGAAGACTGGAGCGCCGCCAACGAGTCGTTTGGTGTGGATGTCAAATACATCAAGGCGGGCAAGTACAAGACCGAGGGCAACGAAAATGAACCGCTCGGCAAAGTCGGCGAAGGAGCGTGGCAGCAGGAGGTCGACGACCTCTACGCGATGTTCGTCGAGGGCATCGCTCAGGGTCGTGGTGTCAAGGCGTCGGACGTACAGAAAGGCTACGGCGAAGGCCGCAGTCTGCT